GCCACGTCCGCGCCTGTCCTCGGACGAGAAGCTGGTTCCGGCGACGGTCTGTCTGCCGCCGGCGCTGTTCGACGAGCTGTCGCGTGAGGCGTCCGGTCGCGTCATCCCGCTGGCGCGCGTGCTACGTGAGCGCATCGAACGGAGTTTCGCGAACGCAAAACCCGCACGCGACAGAAATGCTCTAGGCTGACATCACACACAATGCGACTTCCGTTGAAGGGCGCGTGTGTGAGCAACTCTGCGAGCCGAGGCAGTGGCCTCCGCCCGTGGCGTTCCTCACATGCGCGCCCTTTTTCTTTCAACGGGACATCGTAGGAGGCGAGATGGCCACGAGACTGAACACGATGCTCGACCAGAGGGCGACGCTGCGAGCTGAAGGGCTCAAGCTGCTCGACATTGCGGCGAGCGCACGCACGACCGAGCAGAACGCTCGCCTCGATGCGATCGACCAGGACATGACCGCGCTGGACGCGGACATCGAGCGCATGCGTCGCCTCGGTGACGAGGAGCGCGCACAGGCCACGGCCGAGTTCCACCAGGAACGGGTCGCGAGCAACGGCGTCACCACGACCGGACGCTGGGAAGGCGGCGAGTCGAACGCGGACGAGCGGCTGGCCAAGTTCGGCCCGAACGGGGCCCCGATCGTCTATCGCGGGCTGCCCCGGATGGACAACGTGACCGGCCTCCGCTACGCCTTCGGGCGCCAGCTGCAGGACGTGTTCAACGCCACCACCCGCCACACGCTGAGCGAGCCGCTCGCGCAGCTGCAGGCCGCGGCGCAGGGCGCTGGCGAGAAGATCGGCTCGGACGGCGGCTTCATGGTGCAGACCGACGTCGCGGCCGGCATCATCGCGAACGTGTTCAACGGCGGCGCGCTGCTGAACGCGGTGCGTCAGATCAACCTGGGCGAAAACTCGAACGGCATCTCGATGCGGGCGGTCGACGAGACCAGCCGCGCCACCGGCTCGCGCTGGGGCGGCGTGCAGGCGTACTGGGTCGACGAAGGCACGGCGCCGACCGCGTCGAAGCCGAAGTTCCGCAAGCTCGAGCTGAAGCTGAACAAGCTGGCGGCGCTCGGCTACGCCACCGACGAACTCCTGGCCGACTTCGTCGCGATGGGCGACGTGATGTTCCAGGCGTTCACGGAGGAAGTCCGGTTCCTGGTGGAAGACTCCATCCTGAACGGCACCGGCGCAGGCCAGCCGCTCGGCGTGCTGAAGAGCGCGGCGCTCGTGTCTACCACGCGCACCACCGCCAGCCACATCAAGCATGCCGACATCGTGAACATGTGGGCGCGCATGCACTCGCGTGCCAAGGGTAACGCGGTGTGGCTGTGCAACACCGACGCGAACCCGGACCTCGACCAGCTGTATCTGACGGGCGCCACGAACGACGTGCCGGTGCGCTTCGTCACCTACGGCGACGACGGCGTCATGCGGATTAAGGGCAAGCCGGTGATCGAGACCGAGTACAACGCGACGCTCGGCACCGTGGGCGACCTGATCCTAGCCGACCTCACGCAGTACCTGTTCATCCAGAAGCTGCTCCAGACCGCTGCCTCGATGCACGTCGCCTTCGCGACCGACGAGATGGCGTTCCGCGTTACCTGGCGCGTCGACGGCAAGCCGGCCTGGGTGTCGGCGCTGACGCCGGCCAAGGGCTCGAACACGCAGTCGCCGTTCGTGGCGATCGCGACGTAGGCCACGCGCGACCTGTGACCGCCGAGCGAAGGCCATCTGGCCTTCCGCTCGGCTTCCACCAGTAGCAGCAGAGGGACACATGAACAACGGATTGATTCTCGAACGCTTTCAGATCGTCGAAGGCTTCCCGGCTGTCGACCTGCAGACCGGCGCCAACAACGGCGATTACATCTCGCTGAAGAACGCGAAGCGCGTCGCGATCGTGTTCACCAGCGGCGTCGGCACGGCGGGCGATGACCCGACGCTGACCCTGCAGCAGGCGACCAGCGTGGCGGGTGGCAGCGTCAAGGCGCTGAACATCCCGACCGGCAGCGCCTTCATGAAGCAGGCGGCCACCAACCTGGCGGCGGTGTCGGCGTGGTCGACGGCGGCGACCATCGCCACCAACACGCTGACGAACGACACCTCGGCCGAGCAGTCGGCGCTGTGGGTCGTGGAGCTGACGCCGGACGAACTCGACGTCGACAACGGCTTCGACTGCATCCGCGCCACCGTGGCCGACATCGGGTCGAACGCGCAGCCCGGCTACCTGTTCTATCTGATCGAACTCAAGGAAGCCCGGTCGCCGCTGAACGCCGTCAGCTGCATCACTGACTGACGCACGGCGCCTGAGTAGGCCGATCCGGTGACGGGTCGGCCTACCGTGTCGCCACGCCTTCGTCATCATGGGACTCAGACTCGTCACGCCACCGACGCAGGAGCCGCTGACGCTGGCCGAAGCCAGGCTGCATCTCCGCGTCGATATGTCTGACGATGATGCGTTGCTCGGGCCGCTAATCGTCGCGGCTCGCCAGCATGTTGAGTCGTTCACGCATCGCGCGCTGGTCACACAGACCTGGGCGCTGAAGCTGGACGCGTTCCCCGACGACGAAATCGTGCTGCCGATGCCTCCGCTGGTGTCGGTGAGCAGTATCACCTACCTCGATCAGTCCGGCGTGGAACAGACCTGGGCGAGCGACAACTATCGCGTGTCGTACGGGTCCGGGCCGTGGGCCAGCCGCGCCTGCATCGAGCCCGAATACGGTCTGTATTTCCCCTCCACGCGCGATGTGGACGATGCCGTCACGGTGCAATTCGTGGCCGGCTACGGCAGCCCGTCGGCTGTGCCGGACGCCATCAAGGCCGCGATGAAGCTGTTGATCGGTCATTGGTTCGCTTCGCGCGAGGCGGTGGTCTACGGACAGACACCGAGTGTCGTGCCGGCCGGTGTCGACGCGCTGCTCTGGCCGTTCAAGGCGTTCTGATGCGAGCTGGTGACCTTCGCGATCGCGTGACCATCGAACGCCGGACTGAAACGTCCGACGGGCACGATGGCGTGACCGAGAGCTGGACGCCGGTGTATCGGCGCATCTCGGCGCAGGTGATGCCGCTGTCCGGGCGTGACCTCGAACGGGCGCGGCAGATCGACCCGCGCATCTCGCACGACGTGACGCTGCGTTACTGGCGCGCGCACCGTGCGGACCTCGATGGCGGCCGGGTGCGCCTGGTGCATCACGGTGTCGAGGACGTGACGCTGGAAGTGGTCGGCCCTCCGATCGACGTAGACGGCCGGCATGAGTTTCTGCGGATGCCCTGCCGCGAGGCGGTATGAGCGGCTCGCCGGTGCAGGCCGTGGTCGACGGCATCAAGACGGTGCTGGCGGCGGACACGACCCTGACAGCCACGCTGACAGGCATCTACGGCTACGTGCCGGGCTCGGCTCGGACCACGTTCCCGTATCTGGTGCTCGGCCGCCGGCAGCGGACGAACGACAGCGGGGCGATGCAGACGGTCGGTGGCCACGTCACGGTGCAGATCGACGTGTGGAGTGACCACAAGGGGCCGAGCGAGACGCACACAATTCTGAGCCGCGTGGCGTGGCTGCTCGAGCGCACGGCGATCGCGATGGCCGGGTTCGCGCTGGTGCAGGGTTCGCTGACGTGCGAGTTCGAGGACGTCTTCGACGAGCCCGATGGTGACAGTCCTGAGCGCGTGCTGGTGCACGGCGTTCAACGGTGGGTCTGCGAAGTACACGCGCTGTAGGAGTGACGAATGTCTGGAACCCTTGACCATTGCAATGTGTCGCTGAAGATCGACAGCCTGGCGCTGTCGGCGCTCGACCTGCAGACTGCGCAGGACCCGATTCTGGTGTCGATTCTGTCGACGCTGAGCAACGGCACCAGCACGGGGCAGGCGTCTGCGCAGTTCGCCGACACGCGTACGCTCTCCGCGAGCGCAACGGAAGATCTCGACCTTGCCGGGTCGCTGACCAACGCGTTCGGGTCCACGCTGACGTTCACCAAGATCAAGCTGATCTACATCAAGGCGTCGGCCGGCAACACGAACGACGTGCAGGTCTCGCGGGCGTCGAGCAACGGCTTCGTGTGGTTCCTCGCGGCAGCGGACGGCTTCAAGCTGCAGCCCGGGGCGTGGGTGTGCTTCTACGACCCAGTGGGCGTGGCGGTCACCGCTGGCACGGGCGACCTTCTGACGATGACCAACAGCGCCGGCAGCACGTCGGTCGGCTACGACATCGTCATCGTCGGCACCAACTGATGACGAGCACCGCGCAGGGTGAGCGCATCGCGGTCGCGCTCGAGCGCATCGCGGCGGCCCTTGAGGTGCTGGTGTTGGGCGCGATGGAGCCTCCCGCCGACGCGCCTGAGGGCTGCGTGCATCCCGAGGACGCACGGGTGGATTTCGGTGTGACGGCCGGGGCCGCCGATTGGGCGTGCCGCGCGTGCGGGTTCCGGTCGATCGCAGAGGTCGAGACACATGGCTGATGACGTGCTACTGCCGCCGGCGCCGCCCGCGCTGGGGCCGGGCGACGACGACCCACGGAGCCCTGAGGGGCTGGCCGCCGCGCCCGCGCCGCCGCCGCTCGGACCCGGTGATGACGACCCGCGGAGTCCGGCCGTCGTCGGCGCGCCGGTCGTGCCCGCGCCTGGCCCGGGTGACCTGGTCGGGACAGATACGACGGCGGGCGTGGTGCTGCTGGCGCCGCCGCCGCCGGCCCCTGGTGCCACGCCGGTGGCGCGTTCAATCGTTCGGATTCCGGTGCCGGCGGGCACTCAGGACGAAGTCTTGCGATGACTTTTCAGGCCAAACGCATTGCCACGGCCTTCTGCATGTTGGCGCTTGGCTGCCTCGGACAGCTTCCGGCGGTGTTCCTCGCTGGTGCGATAGCCTTTCCCGTGCAAGGCGCGGTGCGCAGCGAACGTCATCACGACCAAATTCTCGGGGCGGTTGTCCGTCTTGACGCCATTGATGTGGTGCACGGCTTCGTCCGGGCGCAGAAGGCGTCCGATAGTTGCCTCGGCGACCAGGCGGTGTTCAAGAACGTAGCCCTCCAACAGGCCTGCGCAGGCGTTTGGATGGTCGGGCGCGTAGACGTAGATGTAGCCGCCGCCAGCCTTTCTTCGACCGGTGAAGTGCCAGTGCTGCTCTCTGGTGGGCTGGACGCGATGCCCTCTGATGAACGGCGTCGGGTAGCCCTTGAAGTGCCTGCGGCGCTTGTTCGTCATCGTCGCGATCGTGGTTGGCGCACCGCAACCGCATTCGCAACGTCCGGACGGGATTTCGTCGGGCGACGGCACGTACTTCTTCGGCGACGGCTTGTTACGGCTGGCATGGCCAACGATGAAGCGCGCCGGATGGTATCGGGTGCACTTGGTGGCAGGCGGCAAGCGTTGGCCGCATCCGCATTCGCAGAACTCAGATCTCACAGCATTGATCATGAGTTGAATTCTACCAGAGGAGCATAAGAAGTGGCCAAGCACATACTGTACAACGCTTCAGTCACCCTTAATTCGGTGGACCTGAGCGACCACGTCGAGAGCGTGGAACTGAAGGTCGAGACGGCCAGCCAGCCGGCCGCCGCGATGGGAGACATCGAGGACTACTCGATCCCTGGCACGCGCGCCGTGTCGGACATCACCATCAACCTGTTTCAGGACTTCGCGTCGTCGAAGACCTACGCGACGCTGATGACGCTGTGGACGAACCGCACGTCGTTCAACGCCGTGATCAAAGCCGACGCCGGCAGCAAGGCGCCCACGAACCCGGAGTTCACCACGTCCGTGTTCATCAAGTCGTTCCCGGTTGTGTCCGGCAAGCGCGGCGACACGCACATGACCCAGCTCGTGCTGGCGCCCGCCGCCGCGATGAGCATCGCCACCGCGTAACACCTGACCGCTCCGGGCCGGGAGGGCACCGGCTCGGAGCCATTACCACAGGAGGGCAACTGTGTCTGGATTCCTCACGAAAGACGCGCTTTTCGCCGCCGTCAAGAAGCTGCCGATCGAGCGCGTCGACCTGCCGGAGCTGTCCGGCCATGTCTTTGTCCGCGGGATGTCCGGCGTCGAGCGCGACGCCTGGGAACGCTCCCTAGTCACCGGCCGCGGCAAACGGCGCGACTTCAACCTCGACAACGTCCGCGCCCGCCTGGCGGTGCGCTGTCTCTGCGATGAGCAGGGCACGCGCCTGTTTGGCGATGAGGACGCCGCCGTGCTCGGCGATCTGCGCGTCGACACCCTGAACAAGGTGTTTGAGGTGGCGCAACGCCTGTCGGGTGTGAGCGACCAGGACGTCGACGACCTGGGAAAAGTTTCCGAGCTGGAGGCTGGGAGCGGTTCGTCTTCGAACTGACCGAGCAGCTCGGAGGTATGACGGTCGACGAGATGCTGGCGCGCATGTCGTCGGCCGAACTCTCAGCCTGGCATGCGCTCTATCGGGTGCGCGCCGAGGAAGCCGAGTATCAGCGCCACCTGCACGACAGTGGCGACGGGCAGGTGTTCATTTCAGGCCGCGACGACGACGAAGACGAGGACGACGACTGATGGCAGCCGCCGACAGCTACAGCGCAGCAGGCAAGGCCGGACTCGCAGGCAAGATTCAGGGGCTGCGTGAGGCGAAGCGCGCGTTTCAGGCCCTGCCTGAGGTGACGCGGACGGCCATGCTGTCGGCCGTCGAGATGACGGCGCGCGAGATGGCCCGCGCCGCACAGGAGCGGATCGCGCGCTCGCCCTCAATTCAGACGCGCAGCCTCTATAACGCGATCGCGTGGAGGGCGACCAAGACCAACGGCCGCGCCAAGGTCGGCGTCAGCGCTGGCAAAACCACGTTCTACAACGTGACGACGCGCAAGCGTGAATCCTTCAAGGGGCGTATCGGTGCGCGCGGCGGCCGGCAGGTGCTGATCCGTCCGGACCGATACGCGCACTTCGTCGAATTCGGCACCCGCAAAATGCCGGCCGAGCCGTTCATGATTCCGGCGGCGGAAGGGCAGAAGGGGCCGTTCCTTGACCGCTGTCGCGCGGCCGGGCGACAGCTCGAGCAGGGCA